CCCGGCAGGAGTTTGCCGATGAATGTGACATCAACGTCCTCATGGCGACCTACGAGCGCAACGGCTCGATCTCGCATTTCAATCGCGGCACCCCGCAATACCTCGATGTCTCGGAAGTTCCCGACCTCCCGCAAGCGATTTCCTATATGGCGGCAGCTGACGCTGCCTTTATGAGTTTACCTGCGGCTGTACGTCGTGAGTTCGACAACGATCCCGTTCAATTCGTCGAGTACGCGTCCGATCCGGCTAACCTCCCCCGTATGCGTGAATGGGGCCTAGCGCCTCCTGCGCCGGTCGCTGATGCGGTTTCTGAGCCGGAGGGTAGTCCTAGCACCCCTCCGGCTTCTAAGGAGCCCTGAGGGCTCCTGGCGGCTCGGCCCCTGCATGACGGGGCCGGGCCGCTTCCACACCTTATTTCTTGTTATAAGGTGTGGGACTGACAAGTCCCTGTTTTGGTGGAGATTTTCGCTATGAAGCGTCACAAAATGTCCCGAGGTCACTCCGGTAGGAGTTTTTCTCGTTCTGCCTCCATGACCCACCGCAAGAATACCCCGCAACGTCCTGTACTTCGGGGCGGTATTAGGCTCTAATGCCGTGCTATGGTGCACTTACGGGCTATTATTCCTCCCGCCTCAATGCCAGTGGCAAGAGGTCGATAGTTTTCGACAAGCGCCAGTCGTTGAGCGGCGTCCCTATTATGATCCCGTGCGGGGAGTGTATTGGTTGCCGTCTGAGTTGGAGGCGTTCGTGGGCGATCCGTTGTATGCACGAGAAGCGGATGCATACCGCAAGCGCATTCCTGACCCTTACGTACGACGACGCCCACCTGCCAAGCCCCCCTTCGTTGTCCCTGCGCGACCTCCAGTTGTTTATGAAGCGCCTGCGGCAAGCCCGCCCATCTGGGCTCCGAATGTTCGCGTGTGGTGAGTATGGCGAGACCACGAAGCGCCCGCATTACCACGTTCTACTCTTCAACACTGACTTCCCCGATATGCGTTACTGGAAGGACAGTGATACTGGCGAGCCTATGTTTAGGTCAGCGGAGTGCTCCCGTTTGTGGGAAGCGGGTTCCAACGTGCTTGGTTCTGTGACCGCTAAGTCGTGTGCTTATGTTGCTGGTTACATGCTCAAGAAGGTTGGGGCTCAAGCCCCCTGCCCTACCGGTTTCGAGCCTGAATTTCGGGTGATGTCTCGTCGACCCGGCATTGGTTCACCGTGGCTCGAACGTTTTGGTCCTGAGGCTTACAAGCATGATTCCGTGATCCTTGACGGTCACGAGGTTAATTTGCCGAAGTATTACGATGCGAAGCAGTCCGTGATTTCTTGTGATGTTGTCGGCGGCCGCCTACGCTCTCCGTTCGATGTTCACAAGTCCACGCGTCGTATGGATGGTCTTAAGTTCAACCCCGAAGATCGCTCCAAGGAGCGTATGTTTGTTCGTGAGGAGTTTGAGCTGCGTAAAGCAGCTCGTTTTGCTCGTGAGGAGGACTGATGTCTGTTTTGCGGTTGTGTTCTGTATTCGACACTAAGGTGTCGGCTTTCGCGCCCCCTTTTTGTGTGAAGTCGAAGGGCGAGGCTATTCGCTCGTTTGAGGACGCGTGTATGGATGACAAGCTTCCGTTTAAGCTTCATCCCTCTGATTATATTTTGTTTTATGTTGCTGATTTTGACGACGCTACCGGCGTTGTTACTCAGGTTTTGCCTGAACGTCTTACTTCAGCTGATGAGTTTTCTTCCTAGTGCCACAATATAGGTCTCTATTCTTTCTTACTTACAGGTATTAGTTCGTTTGGCACTATTTAAATTTGTTATTCGATTATTGCAGTAGAGTTAATCTCTTGTTCTGTATTTCTATCTCTATTTCTCATACTTTACTTATATATTATTATTAGACTTACTTCCTTTACTTACTTACTACTTACTTTCTTTCTTATGTTTTTTCATTTTTGTATTTTTTTCCACTGTTTTTTTTAGTTTATCCCCTATTTTCTATTTACATGGTTAATTTTCGGGATTCAGATGTCCTTGAATCCGACAATTGTTCCTCTTTGGAGGTATTATTATGCGCTCTGTGATGACCCATCAATTTTCTCAGGTGCCGAAGGCCCAAATAGAGCGCTCCTCTTTCGACCGGTCGCATGGTCACAAGACCACATTTGATGCCGGTTATCTTGTTCCTGTTTTTCTTGACGAGGCTTTGCCCGGCGATACTTTTAATCTCAATATGACGGTGTTTGCCCGTCTGGCTACGCCTTTGCATCCGATTATGGATAATCTTCGTTTGGATGCGTTCTTTTTTGCTGTTCCTCTTCGTTTGCTTTGGACCAATTTTCCCAAGTTTTTCGGTGAGCAGGCTAACCCGACTGATTCCACTTCGTATTTGGTTCCGACGTTAGGTTCGCCGTCTGGCGGCTTTCTCAATGGTACGCTGCACGATTATTTTGGTCTTCCGACGCAGGTTGACGGTGTCACCTGTTCCGCTCTGTGGCATCGTGCTTACAATCTCATTTGGAATGAGTGGTTTCGGGATCAGAACCTTCAGAATTCTGTTCCTAAGAACATGGGCGATGGTCCCGATGCAGTTACTGATTATGTTCTTTTGCGCCGCGGGAAGCGGCATGATTATTTTACTAGCTCTTTGCCTTTTCCTCAGAAGGGACCAGCTGTAACCCTTCCTCTCGGTTCTCAGGCGACGGTTCGCACGAATGCGACCGATCTCGTCACTGGCGCTGCTGCTCCGGTTCAATTTCGCCAGTCCGCCGGGACTGTGATCCCGACCAATGCTGTAGTGAACGTTTCTGCCACGACTGGGCAGGCGTTCCAGACCACTCCGATTGCCGGTGGCGTTGGTGCCACGATCTATCCGAGTAATCTTTATGCGGACCTTTCAACAGCGACGGCTGCTACGATCAACCAACTCCGGCAAGCGTTCCAGATTCAGCGTATGTACGAGCGTGATGCGCGCGGCGGCACGCGGTACACCGAGATAATTCAGTCGCATTTTGGCGTCACCTCTCCCGATGCGAGGTTGCAGCGCCCGGAATATCTCGGAGGGGGTTCTGTTCCGATCAACGTTAATCCGATTGCTCAGACTTCGCAGACTGCGGGTGCTCCTACCCCGCTCGGTAATCTTGCTGCAATCGGTACTGCTGGCATGAACCGTGTTGGCTTCGTGAAGGGTTTCACGGAGCATTGCGTCATCCTCGGTATGGTGTCCTTGCGTGCTGATCTTAACTATCAGCAAGGGCTCAATCGTATGTTTTCGCGTTCGACGCGTTTTGATTTCTACTGGCCTGCGTTGTCTCATTTGGGTGAGCAGGCCGTGCTCAATAAGGAGATTTTCTTCTCTGGTGTCTCCGCTACGGACAACGCCGTGTTCGGCTACCAGGAGCGTTACGCCGAGTATCGTTACAAGCCTTCTATCGTCACTGGCCAGTTTCGTTCGAATTTTGCGCAGACGCTGGATAGCTGGCATTTGGCGCAGTCGTTTGTGTCGACGCCTGCTCTCGGTGCGACGTTCATTCAGGATACGCCGCCGCTGTCGCGTGTGATTGCTGTTCCGACCGCGCCGCACATGCTGTTCGACAGTTATTTTCAGCTTAAGTGTGCCCGTCCGATGCCGGTTTACGGTGTACCCGGCATGATCGACCACTTCTGAGGTTTCGATGTCTTTCGATCCGTTTAGTGCGATTTCTGGTTTGATCGGTGGCGGGCTGAAGATGCTCGCCAATTCCGATGAGAACGACATGCGTCGTGAGGAGTTTGCGCAGAATATTTTCGAGCAGAATAAGGCTCAGAATCAGGCGCAGGATTTCAATGCACAGCAGGCGCAGATTGCCCGCTCCCAGGGCTTCGATTTTGCTGCATCACAGGCCGATCTCGCGCGTGATTTTTCGGCGCAGCAGCAGACACAGGCCGAGACCTACAACGCGAGCCAAGCGGAGCTTAACCGCAATTTTCAGGAGCGAATGTCGTCGACTGCTTACCAGCGCTCAAGAGCCGATATGCTCGCCGCCGGGCTCAATCCCATTTTAGCGGCTGGCGCTGGCGGTGCGTCTACTCCAGGTGGTTCTGCTGGTTCTGTTGGTGCTGTAGGCGGCGCGATGGCGTCGGCTGGTTCTTCTGCGGCGAGTATTTCTGCGCCGTCGATGGCTCGAATGGGCCAGCGTTCGTCTTTGATTTCAGATGTTATCACTTCCGCCGGTGAGGCCGCCCGTCTTCAACCTACGATCGATCAGCTTAAGCAGACGACCGCGATTGGCGCTCAGCAGGAGACTAAGACACGGGCCGAGAAGTACCTGACTGAGCAGCTGGAAGCGGAATCTCGAGCTCGTACGGACAAAACTTTGTCCGAGAAGCAGAACGTCGAAGCGGACACGGTCAATAAGATCGACGAGCAGTCGCGCATTAAGCTCCTCGGTTCCGAGTTCAACCCGTCGAAGACGCCGCGTGTCCTCAAGCAGATGCTCGACCGGATTGCCGCGCCTGGTGCGGCTGGAATTGAGTCTGCGACGAATAGCGCGATCTCCCTGATGCGCGGAATTTTAGGTCCTGGTACTGGAGGTCAATGACATGGGCTGGCAGCAAGGCGTGAATACCGAAGGTGAGCCGCTGCGTGATTTTTACGTTGAGAAGGCCGAGGCTTACAATAGCGACCCGGGCACCGATGGTATGACCCGGCAGGAGTTTGCCGATGAATGTGACATCAACGTCCTCATGGCGACCTACGAGCGCAACGGCTCGATCTCGCATTTCAATCGCGGCACCCCGCAATACCTCGATGTCTCGGAAGTTCC